AACGCCGAAATGCTGGCCGGCGGCATTGGCGGAATTGATCCGCTCCGAAAATGCGCCCGAAACCATGGAGGGATCCACGTCACCATCCAGTGGCAAGCCTTCCGAAACGGGCAGGACGCCGAAGCGCTCAGCAACACCGAGCGGATCCGTCTGCAGATCCTTTCGATGATCCGCCACCGCTTTGCGGGCGAAATCGACATCGTCAGATGTTGCGTTGTCGCCCAGGATGGTTTTGAGCGATTTTTCCACCTCCCCGATCGGCTGCGTCCGGATGGCATCGGAGACCTTCATCCGCGTCAGGGTAGACGAAACGATTTCCTTGCCGCGGGGCGCAGTGCCTGCGTCGAGTTGAAAACGCGCGAGCTCATCAGCACCCACCGGCAGACCACGGGCAATGCGCTTGGCCATATCCTCGCCGCGCTTCTCGAGGTCAGCATTCGATTTGGCATCCTGCGTCCGCCGAGCGCTTTCCGCACCCGTCAAACCTTTGTCGATGGCGTCCCAGTCGTCAGCAGTGACACCATCGAGCTTCCCGGCGGCATAATCGCGCTTCATATCGGCGCGCATCGTCTTGATCTGGTCTGCATTCAGCAGTGCCGCCTGCCTGGTATAAAAACCGACCGTCAGATCCGACCGGCTTTTCCGCTTTGCTTTTTCCGCCTCGCCTGCGGTCAGAACTCCTCGAGCAACGGCGCTGTCGTAATGGGCATCTATCGTGGATTGCGTATCAGCCAGCGCCGCGCCCGCCGCGTCATCATCCATTTTCAAGCCGGCAAGCTGCTGGCTTTTGCGGTTCTCGAGCTCGTCGACACGGCCAAGAAAATCGATCCGGTTGGCAGCGTCGGCCCGCTCTTTCTGATCGGCCCGCGCCTTGCTCAACAATGCCATCGCGCGCTTGTTGTATGCAGTGGTGTATTCCGGCGCGATTTCCTCGAAAACATTGTCGCGCAGATCTGCAGTCAGATTTTCCTGCAGCGCCTTTTCGAGCATAACAGGATCGTCTTTGTATTTTTCAAAGACCGCCTGCTGGTTCTGAACCATGGCAGCGTCCGCCACCTCGAGATAGGTGCGGGTTCCCTTGACGTCAAAAGCCCGGCCGTAAACCGTATCCCGTCCGGAGGGCCGGAAGGTGCCCGCCTTACCAGGAGTGACTACCAACTCTTCCCGCACAGGGGTGACAGAGACCGGCGCCACTGATGATACAGAAGGCAGCTTGTCGTAAGAACCTCCGCCGGAGGCAACTTTCGACGTCCACTTCGCCGCGAACTGTCCCGCCGTCATGTCGGCGGAACCGCCGTTCAACCGCACGGCATCATGGCCGACCACGTCGACAGCACGGGCGTTGGGGTTTGCAAGCAGTTTTGAGGCACCGCCGGCACCCTGTTGATGGGCAAGGTATAGCTCGCCAGCGCTGGGTTCTCGGCCGAGAGTTTTCCGTAAGTGGTCACGATTGTCGCGCATAAGACGCGCCGCGGCGTCAGATGCCTGGGCTGGGTCGAAGCGGTCACGGAGACCATACTGTTTGGCCGTCCCGTCCACGAACTGGAAAAGTCCACCCGCCGACGAGTTATTGTTCTTAGCATATGGGTTGAACGAGCTTTCAATACCCGCCACCTCCGTCAAGGCATGCGGATCTACGCCGTTACGCACGGCGGCATCTGCGATCATTGTTCGAAGCTCGGCGGGCGGCACTTTCACGCGCACGCCGGAAGATACCTGGTCTGCCTTATAGCCACCGCCCGTGAAAGTCGACGGGGTCGGAGCTCCTTCCATCGCTGCCCGCGCACCAGCTAATTCACCGGCGCGCTCCGCCTCACGATCGGCACGCTGGCCGAACTGATCAGCCATACGGGCAAGCCCGGCAGCAACCTTCCGCTCAAGGTCACCGCCTTCGCGTGAAACGGAAAGCAGCCCCTCACTTAAAAGGGGCTGAGTTTGGAAAGGCTTGTAGGATACAGGATCGATCCGTCTATTTGCCATGTCAGTACCTGTCCGCGATGGAGTTTGCGCCCTTGAAGCCGATCAGCGCGGCGTCGAACATGGCCGATCGCTTCGCCCGAGAAGCACGCTTTCGATATTCGGCCTCTCGTTCCTGCAGGCGGGCGACGCGCGTCTGCTCGGTTCCGACGTCAGAAGTTAGCGCTAGATCCGCTTGGCGGAAGGCATCGCTTCTCGCCTGAAGCGGCGTACCGAACGAAAGGTCAACGCCGGAAGCGGCGTAAGCTACATCCTGCTGGCCGATGCTTTCCATCATTTGCTGCTTGATGGCCGTGCGCCGGTTGATGCCCTGCAGAGTTTCAAGCGGCACTTCTCGCCGTGCATCTTCAGCCGCTGCATTTGCGGCCTCGGCATCTGCTTTTCCCGCATTGATCGATTGGACCATTCCCAACACGGTGGCCGTCCCCTGCAGCAAGGAGCTCAGCGAGAAACCTGCGGCGGCTGGCGCGGCTGCAGCGGTTGTTGCCGCACCAGCACCGGCCGCCGCAGCGCTACCGCCTCCGAAAATCGACGTCACAAAACTAGCCGCCAGCTCCATTATAGTCTTACCCCCGCGATGTAGTCGCGCACCTGCAGCCGCCCCGGCCGCACTTGCGTGATTGTTAATGTCGGATCCATGCAAGCGCCGATGAGACCGGCGACAACCTGGTGACCGGTGTAATTCTGTTTCGGCGCTGACAAGTCGTCGCTCACAAGCTGCAGGGGAAGGTCGCGCGCCGGCCGACCATTTGCGGCGATCGCGATGCTAGCCGTGTTTTCGAGGTAGACCCGCACGGACACGACTTTGCCCGGACGGCGAACAACGTCGTCATTAGGTAGAACCCTAACATATGGCATGCCCTCGTAAACGGGCGCCATCCACTGACCTACTTTCGCTGATTTGCCTGCAATCCCTGTCTGAATAGCGCCACCCGTAACCACAAATGGCCCATGGAAATCGTTGTCGATTTCCGCCCAAACGGTTCGACCTTCAAAGGTTGCAAGCCCTGAGATCTGGCCCGCCAGGTCCGTGTTAACGTACACCGCCTGTTGAAGGAGGTTGGCATCATGCTCAGTCAGCAGCTCGCGATAGAAGGCACCGTTTCGCTCGACTGTCAGCCAGACACGATCAAGCCCATCCACGCTGATACCATGAACAAATCCGCCACCCGCAATCGGCCATTCACAAGCAGCCAGACTTATCTCCTGGCTCACATTTGTCGAGCAAGCGATCAAACGGCCATCTTCCCGCAGGAGCCAGAGCCTATCAGTGGCCATATCACCGCTTTTTCGCTGGATGACCATGCGCCGGATGTTCGACACGATATCGTTGTTGAGGTCGTTTACTGGTACTGGCTTGAACGCTTCAGAAACAGCATCATAATCTGCGGAATAAAGCCGACCGCCATCACGAGAAACGAAGTAAATCGAACCGTCGAGCAGCGCGGGCTTACAGCCTTTCTTGGTGCCGATGGCAGAGGCTCTAACCCAGTTGAGCGGCTTTCCACGCTCTACCGTCCGGTTGGAAGCAAAGTATTCAGCTCGGTCAGTAAACGCGACAAGATACGTCGCGTCTATAACGTAGAGAATGGTTTCGGAAACTTCGGTTCTTAGCGCCTCGAGACGCGCGGCCGCGTCATTCTGGCTCTCAATGTTGAGGTCGAAGTACTCCCCTGCTCTAGACATCGCCATCGCCGCGGGCTTGGCAGCAGGAGCCCAGTAAATCTCTCTGTCCTGAAAGTTGGTCGCGCCAGCAAAGCCGCCTCTTGCCGCCGATATCAGGGGCTCCCCATCCGTCTTTCCGAATTGCTTGTGGCTGGGAAGCGCAGAAGCCTCCGACGTGTTCAAGATCGACGATGTTAGATCGTATTCCGAACCAGCCAGCGGGCCGCCAAAAATCACAAGATAGCTTCGGTACCTGGTGTCAGTACCGGAAAGAACGACCGTTACTCCCGTCTCGAAGCCCGCGACATCGGCAATTGCGGCCTCAGCTTCCGCCTCAAAACCCGCCCAGGAAGTCGGATCAACACCGATCGCGACAGTTTGAGCGCCATCGATGCCGAACGAGATGGATAGCCCGCCAACGGTTTCCGCCCAGCGAAAATAGATCTCCCATCTGTCCTCAGACTTGAAATAATCCCCACCGAGATCGACTTTGGGAAGACTTTGCCAAGGCCACGCGGAAAGTGTCCAGACTGCATCATTGGCGGTGCGCAAAAGACGCAGCCCATCCCAAAGTGCAGGATGGAAGATGCCGACTGTGTTTGCCTCACCGTAAAATTCGAGATCTGGTAGGATTTGCGCGGTGATTTGCGGTATCGCGACCGTTGCGACCTTCACAAGATCCTGCCGCCAGATCTCAACCTGACCTGCCATGAAGTAAAGGGTATAGGACAGCGATGACGTCACGGCGAGCGTTGTCTGAACGACCTGCCCCGCCGGCGCTGAACCCACCAACCGTGAACCCGGCAAAAGTCGAAAGCCGCTTTGCGGTACCGGCTCCACGCCGAGCATGCGCTTTGCGCCGGAATAATACTGCTTAAGATTGACCTTGCCAAAAAGGCTTTGCGCCAACTGGCCGGCGTTCGCTGAGCTTTTGAGCTGTCCTGCGACGCGAGCCATCAGAATGCTCCATGCCAAGGCAAATAGGAACTGGATCCTGTATGATGGACAGCTGTGAGAGGATCACTTGCCAGCAACGGTTCGCCGAGCGGCGCGCTCGCTTTGTCCTGGGCCATGAGACGACCGAATAGCCCACCAGTGCCCTCTCGTGACGGCGTTCCGAAAGCTTCAACCAATTTGGCCTCACGCAGATCCTGATCAACCCAGACCGGAATGGCGAGATACCCAGAAAGGGCGATGACGAAGGCCGCCCGGAAGGAAGGATCCCAATAATCGGGATCGACCAGGACTTTGCAGAGCGACCAGGTGTCTGTCACATTGGCGAACAACAGCCCCTCCTCGATCGCGAAACACCGAAGCGGCGACGGGGATTGCCCAGCACGATCCATGATCTTCAGAGGATTTCCGATACGGTTTCCCGGCAACTCGAAAGCGTAAGCCCATCCGTTATCCGGCCGATCCGCAAGGCGCTTGTTTTTGAAGGTTTTGCGCGCAAAGCTCCAGTCATGCATGCCAAAGACCTGGTCGACGACGCGCCGCCAAGTGGCCTCGATTTGCTCGGAGAGCTCCGAACCGTCATCGATCGAGAACATGGGGCCAGCACCAATGTCCGTTAGCGCTTCATTGATGATCGTCGCCCTGTCGATTGTCATGACCACCGCCCGAAAAAGAAAAACCGTGGCCAGAGAATACCGGCCACGGTTCATCGTTCAGTGCGAGGCGGTGGCGTCAGGTCACGGTGATGTTGGCAACCGTGACGTTACCGCTCGACGGCACGGCCGTTACGCGCATGCGAACGCTCGCCTGCGTACCGTCGCAATCCACTTCGGCGTCGATGATGGAGCCGACAGACAAGTCTGCGCGGGCTTCATTGAAGTAGCCAGCCGCCACGACTTCAGCGGCCGTATCGTTGGTGGCGTATACGAGGAAGCGGATGAATTTCGTAGGGCTGAGACGGATCGGACGGCCGCCGTTGCGCAGCTGGCTTTTGATATATGCCATAGGTGGAACTCCAAGATTGCGGAAAATGGTGAGGAAATGGCGGCGGGCGGCCGCCACTGCACGCGGCTTACTGGTTGGCCGGCATCGTGGCCTTGTTGATGGCCTTCAGACGGATGCGCTTGACACCTTCCGGAAGCAGGCCGACCGAGTTGCCGGAAAGCTGGACCTTCCAAAGCTCCGGCGTTCCCTTGAGCTGCGGCTGCTCGTAAGCCTGCATGTTCTCCTGATCCCACTCGATCTCGGAGCCCATCGCATCCTTTGCCCAGGCGAAGGTATCGAGATACTTCGTTTCGTCGAAGGACTGCTTGTAACCGTTGGCGTCAACCGTGCCGGTGCCATATGCCCCGGTTCCGAAGGTGAAGACGCTGTCCGGCAGCGCCATGATGTGCACGCCCTGGAATGTCTTTTTCTTCACCTTCGAGCTTTTGGCGAATGGCAGGTCCGACGGCCCCTGATAGTCCGAGCTGCTGAACTGCTTGTAGAGCATCAGCTGATCGAAGAAGCTGTATGGCATCGGCCAGAACATATCGTCTTCCGCGCCAGACGCATGCAACCGGCTGGTGACATAGATCGCCGTTTCCAGATCGATGCGGGCGGTTCCGTCGCCGATCGTCTGAACAACGGTCGGCTGATCGGTCAACGTCGTGGCGCCGACTTCTGCGAATGAGTTGAGAGCACCGAATTTCAGGCTGTCACGCTTGTTGCGGACAGTGCGGGACATCAACTTCGCAAGAGCATCTTCCTGGCTGGGGCCGGTTTTCCGCTTGTCCTGCTTTCGCGTCAGCGCGGTTGCTTCGAAGTCGCGCACCTTGAGCTCGACCATATCGAAGTTGATTTCCGAGATATCAACGTCCTGGACAGCGCCGCTCAGCTCGTACATCTGGACTTCGCCGCCGGCGACGGGGAACTTGACCAGGCCTGCGCCACCTTCACCACGCGTCATGGTGTCGTCGAGGTAGCCGCCCTCAGCCGCATAGCGGAGGCGAACCTTGTCGCGGATTTTTTCAATAAACCATTTTTCGATTGTCATTTCGGGACCTCAAAAGGAGTGATGGACGAAATCACCGAGAGGGCCGATTAGCCGGGTCGCGCCGGGTCCGGTTAAGGATAGCCAGCACATCGCCCAGGTCGCTCCCGTCCGGTAGCAGGCAAATCATGCCAGCGGGCGGGAGCCGTTCAGTGCGCGTCAGTCGCCAATGTGCTTTTTGTAATCCGCCTGCAGCTGATCGTAGGAAGCCTTGTTGCAACTCTTGTGCCCCCAGGTGTTTTCCGGAAGCGCTGCGCGACGCGCCAAATCCTGCCGCGGATCCGTTGCAGCCGCCCCACCGAACAGCATTGCGGGGCCATTGCCGTTACCGCCGCCGGCAACACCGCGGATCCATTCGAAGACACGATGCCCCTTGGCACTATCGCCAAGCATGGCCTTAGCGAATTCGATGTCATCCTTGGCGAGGCCGCCGTTTTCAGCACCCTTGGCGGCAACACTATCGAGGAACGCATAGTTTTCATTCATGCGCTTTTCGACGGCCTGGCGCTGCTCAGCCTCCGGCAAGTGCTTGGCAACATCGGGAACAAGCGCGGCACGCTCCGCCTTCTCGTCGATCACGGGTTCCATCAACCCAAGCTCAGAAGAAACCGAAAGGAACTGCTGCACCATGCCTTGGTAGACAGGGAGCGGCACCCTGTTATTGAAGGCGTATTGCTGCATGCGTGCCGAGATAGGATCGGCGGCCAGCGTCTCAAGGTGAGGCTTGATGGTGTCGGGGATGTTGCCGGTGAATTCGCCGTAGGCCTCGACCTTTTCCGGCACCTTGTTCGCCGCGTCGCGCTCCCGATAGCCATTCAGCGCCTTATGGAGATTGTCGATCGTCTCATTGTTGCTTTTTCCGAGCATATGATCGGCAATTCCTTCCGGCTTGTAGATATCTCCGGCGGGCGGAGGCGTCGCGCCCGCCGGAGGAGCGCTCGCCGATGGAGGCGGCGGCGCGGCCGCGTCGGCGGGAGGAGGTGCCGCCGCGGAGGAACCTGCAGG